AATTTAGGATTAGGCACAAATAATACAAAGTATAAATTACATTGTCAAATATTAGATACAAGTGGAACAGTAGCAGAAAGAACTGTTACTTTACCTATTAAGGAATTTTAATGGCATATAATTATTTAGGACTTGTTAACGAAGTTAATAGAAGACTTAATGAAGTAGAACTTAGCACTAGTAATTTTGCTAATACTTCAGGTTTTCATTCACAAGTTAAAGATAGTGTTAATGCTTCTATACAAGAAATAGATCAAGAGTATCCACATTGGCCTTACAACTTTGTAGAACAAGAGGATACTTTATCTACAGGAGTAAGTAGATATAGCTTTCCTGCAAACTCTACCGTAGTAGACTTTGAAACTTTTAGAATTAAAGAAAGTGATACACTAAATAATAGAACTCAAAAATTAAAAGTATTAAGGTACGAAGAGTATTTAGAAAGATTTGTAGAACAAGAATATACATCAGATACTAGTTTATATAATGTTCCTGTATTTGTATCTAAGGCTCCAGGTTTAGAATATGTATTATCACCTGCACCAGATAAAGCATATACAGTAGTTTATGAATATTATTTAACTAGTGTAGATTTAATAGATAGTACAGATGTGCCTAAAATACCAGAGATATATAGAAATGTAATTATTGATGGTGCTATGTACTATGCTTATATGTTTAGAGGTAATACACAGGATGCATTAGTTGCAAAAGAAAAGTTTCAAGCAGGATTAAAGAACATGAGAATAGTTTTGATAAATGAAAATACTTATGTTCGTTCTACTATGTTAACAAGAACACAAAGAAGTACATACGTTTATAGACTGGCTTCATAAATGGCAGATGCATTACAAACATATGCTTTTGAATATAAAGGTGGGTTAGTAAGTAACTTATCTCCTTTACAACAGGGTTTACAACAACCAGGAAGTGCTAGAATACTAAGAAACTTTGAACCATCTGTTGAAGGTGGATATAAAAAAATATTAGGGTTTACTAAATTTGATAATAATTTAATACCTTCTTTTGGACAACCAAAAGTACATGGAGCTAGTCAAACAGGTACAAACTTAGTAGTTGCAGGATTATATATTACACCTATAGTAGGGGATATATTTACAGTAACAGGAATTAGTGGTACTTATACTGTGTCTTCAGTTAGTTATAGTTCAACTACTAAAAGAGCAACTTTAGGCTTAACAAGTAGTTTAGCAAGTTCACCTGCAGATCAAGCAAACGTAACTTTTACTACTAATAGAGAAAATCCTAGTGGACTAGCAGCATGGGAAAATTCAGTAATAGTTGCAAGGAATGGACATATATATCGTTCTACAGGCACAGGGTATACAAGGATAAATGTAACACAGTATGGGACACCTGTAGTAAATGGAGGCAGTCAAACAGGAGGCACATTAGCAATAGATGGTTTAACAGCTACTCCTAAGACTGGAGATACTTTTACAGTAGCAGGTATAACTTTAGTATATACAGTTACTAGTACACCTACTGTTACTAGTGGAGGTACAACTTTAAATATATCTCCTAATTTAGCAAGTAGCCCTAGTGATGGAGCTAGTGTAACTTTTTTAACAAGTGATAGAACAGGAACAGGAACTACCAGATTTGCAAAATATAGAATAGGTATAACAGAAAAAATAGCAGGGGTAGATGGTACAAACTTTCCTTTTTTATATGATGGAACAACATATACACCATTAACTGAAGCACCTAATGATGTTGATGGAGCAGAGCATATAGCATTTTTTAAGAATCATTTATTTTTTTCAAAGGGTGATGTACTAAGTTTTACAGCACCTTATTCAGACAATGACTTTAGTGTAGCAAATGGTGCAGGAAATATAAGTGTAGGTACTAATATAACAGGACTTATAGCTTTTAGAGAGCAATTAATTATATTTAGTGAAAATAAAATAGAAAGATTAATTGGAAATACACTTGCGGATTTTATATTACAACCTATAACAACTAATATTGGTTGCGTAGATTCGGATACTATTCGAGAAGTAGCAGGAGATGTAGTATTTTTAGGGCCAGATGGAATCAGATCTTTGAGTTCTACTGATAAGATTGGAGACTTTGATTTAGCAGTTATATCTAAAGTAATTCAAAAAGAATTAGTAAATTTAATAACTTCTAATACTGGATTTACAAGTGTAACTATAAAAGGAAAGTCTCAATATAGATTACTAGGAGATAAAACAGGAATATTAGGAACACAACTTGCAGGGCCAGAAGGTAGTATGTTTGGATGGGCAGAAATAAGAGGTATAAAAGCAATAGCTGCTGATAGCAATTTAAAAAATAAAGTAGAAACTATAGTGTTTACAAATAGTAATGGATTTGTTTATAAAATGGAAGACGGTAACAGTTTTGATGATGCAAATATAGAAGCAAACTTTGCAACACCTTTTGTAACATTGAACGATCCACAGTTAAGAAAGACTATTTATAAATTACATTTATATACAGATCCTATAGGTAGTGTAGAAATAGATTCTAGTTTAATATTTGATTTTGATACAGATGGAGTTATACAACCTGCTCCTATATCTTTGTCAAATACTACAAGTACAATATCTGTTTATGGAGATACTACTTCAACTTATGGAACAGCTACATATGGTGGTAAATTAAAAAAAGTATTTACAACTCAAACAATAGGGTCTGGTTTTAATGTTTCTTTGAATTTTTTAGTAAGTGATACAAATGCACCATTTTCATTGGATGCTTCAATTTTAGAATATGCAACTTTTGACAGACGATAAGGATTAGTTATTATGGGTACAGGATATACAAGAAAAGATACTGCAAATAATATTGCTGATGGTAATGTTATTAATGCATCTGATTTTGATGCTGAATTTGATGGTTTAGTTAGTGCATTTGCTACTTCTACAGGACATACTCACGATGGTAATACAGGAGAAGGTGGGCCAATAAGTAAAATAGGGCCATCACTTCAATACGAAGCAGATGCTAATGCATTTTTTCCTGAGACTAACAATGCAGTAGATTTAGGTAAAACTGCAAAACAATTTAAAGATTTATATATTGATGGTGTTATTAATGCTGATAGTGTTTCTGCTGATGCAGTAACTGTTACTAATGCATTATCTGCTGAGTCTACATTAAAAGTAGGTGGGGCTGCAACATTAGAAAGTACACTTGCAGTAAGTGCAGATTCTTCACTTAAAGGAGCAGTAAGTGTAGAAACAACATTAAGAGTTACTGGAGATACTGATGTTGAGGATTTATCTGCTAGTGGCACATTTGACGTAGCAGGAAGTGCAACATTTGCTAATAATGTAACTGTCAATGCAAATTTAGCTGTTGGAGATATTACAGCATCTGCAATAGAAACTGGAGCACCTTCAACTTTTTCAGCAAAAACTACATTTACTACAGATGCTACTGTAGGAGGTACATTTGCAGTTGGCGGTACAACTAATTTAGCTACTGCTAATATCACTGGAACTGTAAATGTAACAGGAGAAACTACATTAGATGATGTATCAGCTAGTGGCACTTTAGATGTTGCAGGAACAACAAACCTTGCAACGGCTGCAATCACAGGAACTTTGGCTGTAAGTGGTAATGTTTCTGTAGATGGAGATCTTAAAAATACATCGGGTAACTTAACAGTAGATCCTGCTACACAAATATTTGAAATAAAGGGTTCTGGCTCTACTGAGGGACAAGTACAACTTAATTGTGCTGTAAATACACACGGTCAAAAAATTACTGCAGCAGATCATGCTGTTTCAGCTACTAATACTTTAACATTACCTGGAGGTAGTACTATAGGTAATGCAGATGCTACTTTAGTTTCTGATACAGGTACACAAACACTAACTAATAAAACTTTAACTAGCCCTGCAATAAATGGAGCTACTATAGATTCAGCCGTTAGTGTTTCTTCAGCAGGAACATTAAATGCAGGTACTAATGCAGATATACAAGGTACTTTAAATGTAGCAGGTAGTGCAGGTTTAGCAGGTAATGTTAATCTTGGTAATGCTACAGCAGATAGTGTTGTTGTAGGAGGAGTTCTCACAGCAAATGCTAGTGCTAATCTCACAGGTAACGTAGGAGTAGGTGGTACTATAACAGGAAGTTCTACAGTATCAGATCAAGATGGTGACTTAAGAGATATACCTGTAAGCCAAAACTTATCTGGTAACTATACTTTAGCTATAGGAGATGCAGGTAATCAAGTAACTATAAATACCTCTAATGCAATTGTAACTGTTCCAGGTGGCGGTACTTTTGGTGTTGGTGATATAATATCTCTTATATCTGTAAATGGCTGTACTGCTACAATAGCTTGTACTGCTATTAATGCAGTTAAAGCAGGAGATTTAGCTGCAACTGCTTCTCATACATTAGATGCTAATGGAGTTGCTAGTATCATGTTTACTTATACAGCAAACTTAGCTGTACTTACTGGGAATATTTCATAATGACCGGAATACATCAATTATTATTTTCTAATTTTTCTGTTGCAACAGGAGCAAATAATGTTGTAATTGTTGAAAGTTTTTTAGGTGATACTGTTTGGACTTGCCCTGTTGGCGTTACAGAAATTGATTATCTTGTAGTTGCAGGAGGAGGTTCTGGTGGAACACAAGGTTCACAAAACTTTGGTGGTGGTGGAGGTGCAGGTGGTTTTCGTACTGGTACAGGAATGGCAGTTAGTGCAGGCACAGACTATGCTATAACTGTAGGAGCAGGGGGAACTGCACCAACTTATACTGTAAATGGTTCAACAAGTGGGATGCAAGGTGAGGATTCTGTTCTAAATACAGTTACATCTAAAGGTGGTGGTTTTGGTGGTTCATTTGGGACTAGTTCCCAGGCAAACGGTCAAGACGGTGGTTCTGGCGGAGGTGGTGGCGGTGTTTATGCGCCTCCGGGATCCCCTTCTGGAGATGGTACGGGTGGTAGTGCAATTGCAATAAGCCCCATAAGTGGTGAAACTACATCATCACAAGGTAATTCTGGAGGTGACGGAAGGCATCAAAATGGTCAATACGTTGCTTGCGGTGGTGGTGGCGGTGCAGGAGAAGCAGGTGATGATTATGATGCTGGCCCTGCACCTGATTCGTTAGGTGGAGCAGGTGGGTCTGGCTCTGTGTCATCACTCATAGGAGTAGCAACTACTTACGCAGGTGGAGGTGGAGGCGGTGCAAATAATGCAGCTACCCCTGCCCCCGGAGGCACTGGTGGAGGAGGACAAGGTGCAAACAGTGCAGGCTCTACCGCAGGTACAGCCAATACTGGAGGCGGTGGAGGTGGAGGTGTTACAACTTCTTCTTCAAAAAGTGGTGGATCTGGAATTGTAATTATCAAATACACAGCACCTTTAAGTTCCGTATTAACATTTAGAGGTACAACAAAATGGAAAGCTCCTGTTGGAGTATCTTCTATTGACTATTTAATAGCCGCAGGTGGAGGCGGTGGTGCTGATAGTTGTGCAGGTGGCGGTGGTGCAGGAGGATTTAGAACTGGCACTTCAGTATCTGTTACTGCTGGTGATGAATATACAATTACTGTCGGAGCAGGAGGCCCAAGAAACAGTAGTGGTGCTACTGCAGCTAGTACTGGAGATAACTCATCTATAGCAGGGCCAACTCCTTTTTCTACAATTGAATCTGCCGGAGGTGGTGGTGGTGGTTCTGGTGGAGGCGAAGGTGCTCATAACCTAGGATTAGATGGTGGCTCTGGAGGAGGAAATGGAACAAATAACACTGCTGCAACGCCTAGTACAAGAACAACAGGAGGTGTAGGTAATCAACCGAATGCCTCATCAGACGGTGGTAATGGTGCTCCTGCAAACTCTGTTCAAGGAAATAACGGAGGAAACGGGGGAGGAGGTCAAACTGAAGGTGCAGGAGGTGGTGGAGGTGGTTCACAATCACAAGGTAGCAACGGTGTTATTACCACAACTCCGGGGGCGAAAAAAGGAGTTGGTGGAAATGGTGGAAATGGAACACCTTCCTCTATTACAGGAACAACTTTAGGATATTCTGCAGGTGGTGGAGGTGGTGGCGGAGGTTCATCAAATGGAGGGGCAGGAGGAGCAGGTGGGACTGCTTCTGGTTCCCCGTCAGGAAATGCTGGTGCTGGTTCTGCTACTGGCCCTGGAAGTAATGCTACTCAATACTTTGGAGGCGGTGGAGGTGGAGGAGCACAAGGTACAACAGGACCACTTGGAGGAAATGGTGGCGATGGAGTAGTAATTATTAAAATGAACGCATAGGAGTATAAATGGAAATAAAACCCAAAGATAAAATTTATAGATTAACTGGGATTGATAGTGCTATGGAAATGTTAAGACCGGGTGCTAAGTGGGAAATAACAAACTCTGCATTTACAAGATGGGAGGACGATAGACCATGCCCATCAATGGAAGAAGTAAAAGATGTACAAAAGAAAGCAAGAGAGTTTGAAGATTCTATAAATACTATTTGGACTAAAGATCAAGAAAATGAAATTTTAAAAATGCAAGGAAAGATTGGCGGTGCATTGAATTGATAACTCATTCCTTATTTCCCACTGCGGTTACATTTTTTAAATACGATGGAATAACAAAAAAAGAAACAAAATTTTTAGTTGAACAGCAGACAAGAGGCAACATAGGTAATACAACATCAATTGACAATAATATTTTAGAAAACAAAGAAATGAAAAAACTAAAACAGTTTATTGAAAAATCTTTAAAAGAATATTTTAAAAATATATATGTACCTAAAAATGATGTTGAGCCTTATATAACTCAATCATGGTGCAATTATACAAAAGAAAGTCAGTTTCATCATAAACACTCACATCCAAATAGCTTTATTTCTGGAGTGTTTTATATTCAAGCTGATAAAACAAAAGATAAAATTTATTTTTATAAAGAAGGTTATCAACAAATAAAAATACCTGCTAAAGAATACAACACTTTCAATAGTGAAAGTTGGTGGTTTGAAACAGGCACAAATGATTTAGTTATCTTTCCTTCTAACCTATCGCATATGGTAGAAAAAGTAGTAGGAAAAGAAAGAATTAGTTTATCGTTTAATACATTTTTAAAAGGCTATATTGGCGAGGATATAGAATTAACTGGATTACACATAGGAGTATAAGATGGCACACTTTGCAGAATTAAATAGTGCAAACGAAGTATTAAGAGTGACCGTAGTAGAAAACAAAGACACCGCAGATGCAAATGGTGTTGAAAAAGAATACATCGGTCAGGCACATTGCGAAAAAGTATTAGGCGGTACATGGAAACAAACATCATATAATGCAAACTTCAGAGGTAATTATGCAGGTAAAGGATATACCTACTTTGTAGATCAAGATTTATTTATGCCTCCTAAACCATATAACAGTTGGTCTATGTCTACGGCTAATGCTACATGGCAAGCACCTAGTGCTATGCCTACTGATGGTAATATATATAACTGGGACGAAGATAATCAGACATGGATTAACCTAGGGGGATCTAGTGCAGGTGGTGTCTGATGATAGATCCTATTACTGCACTTTCGGCAGCTTCCGTTTGTTACAGCACTCTCAAGAAAGCTGTAGCATTGGGCAAAGACGTAGAAGAAATCTATCGTACTTTGTCAAAGTGGGCAGGGCACATTGAAGATGTAAAAGAGGTAATCTCTCAAGAGAAAAGTAAGCCAGGGATATTTAAAAAATTAACGTATAACAGATCAGCAACTCAAGAAGTATTTGATAGCATCATAGCAGAAGAAAAAATTCGTGAACAAGAAAAATACATTCGAGAGTTCTTTACAGCAAACTGGACAGCAGATTGGGGAGGCATCCAAGGTTATAGAAAATTTATCAAGATGCGAAGAGACATTAAAAAAAAGAGAGAACGAGAAGTTTATAATCAGATGCGAAGAAGGAAGAATTTTTTATATAACACCAAGATGGGAA